CCCGGGAGTCGAACCCGGGTTAGACCGCTGTCACAGTGGTGTCATTCAAGTCTCCTGGTCGGAGGCGCTTTGTACCGCCTACTATCCGAAAGGAAGGAAGCCTGTGTTCAACCACAGAGAAGGTATAAATCGGCTAGAAGCTATCGGTTTACCCCATGAAGTTGCATGCGCCCTCATAAGCGAGGTAGCCTTGTGGGCTAAAAACTCTGGTGAGGAATGGACATGCGGACGCCTCAAGGTCCTTAAACAAGACTTCTTGAGACACTTAGTGGGCCTACCACCTACTGAGGAATCTGAGACGCATGTACGCATTAAGCGCCGCGCCGATGGGACTCCTGTGGGAATCTTCGGATTCCTTTGGCGCCTACCGAAAGGTAGGGCTAAGGTCGCCTGGAACTCCCTGATGGTTTACTCAGGCCTAAGGTACACGGGTGGTTACCGAGTAACTACACGTCAGCTCCTGAAGTTTGAGGCAGCGCTAAGCAGACCTGAACCAACAGCTTTTGCTATGGTTTATGCAAAAGACATGTTAGACAAGGGCCGCCATCATGCGGTCACTGTCGGTGAGCCGTCTCGTTTGTACGGCTACGTTCCGCGTGACAGACATGCTCCGCTTTTCTTCTTCACAAAGAAGGAGGCTGAGGTGGTCGTCAATTCACTGCTAGCACTTGAGCTGGCTGGGGGTTGGTGTCTACAAAACACCGAGCTTGTCTCAGAGTTAACATATGGTATCCCAGATTTCTGGGACCGAGCTATGAGAACCCGCGATACGACCGAGTTGGTAACCGGCTCGTTAGGATGGCTGCAAGAGCCAGGCTATAAGCTTAGGTTTATTGCCAATCCGATGCGTTGTTTTCAGCAGATGCTTACTCCACTGAAAGATGCGGTTTTTGAGGCATTGGCTCATAGTCCTTGGGACTATACCTTTCGCCAAGATGATTGTATCCCGTACGCACAGGCACAGCTAAACGCAGGTTATACCTGTTATAGCTTTGATCTGAGGAATGCTACGGACCATTTTCCCTTGGATCTTCAGCTTTACCAGCTGAGGACGCTTGGGGTTCCTGAAATGTGGGTGCGTGCTTATGGAGACATAAGCAGAGGCGCATTCCTCACGATGGATCCTAGGCAACCACGGCGAGATCGATCCAACGCTCGCATCCGTTTCGACGGAGGCGACCGCGCCACAGTAGAGATGAAAGCCTACTGGTGGGACGTGGGCGGGCCACTCGGCCTCGGCCCCGTGTTTGGAACATTTGCCATGGCACACGAATCTCTGATCCTGGGCCTGTTCCGAGCCGCTCATATCGAACCGCGGTTCATGGTCTTGGGTGACGATGTTGCAATTTTCGATGCAACAGTGTCTGCCATGTACTCCAAGGTCCTGAGCGACTTGGGTGTACCGATTTCACTGGAGAAGACTCTTGTTAGCTCTGACGCCTGCGAATTCGCAGGCCGTGTTATCTTCCGGGACTCCGTCCTGAGAGGATATAAGTGGAAGGGTTACAACAACGATTCATTCGTTGAGGTGGCCCGACATCTGGGACCTTCCAGCCTACCACTATTCACGCCACGTCAGAGGTCTGTATTGCGTCATCTAGGTCCAGTTCCCGAGCCTTACGGCTTGGGCTGGAATCCTCTGGGCAAGCCCTACGAGGAGAGGATTGGTGCATGGGATAAGTTACCTGTACCCCTAGAACCTGACCCCCTTGTTCCTAGACTCGGACGCAACGCAAACGTCCTCCAGTATGCACCGGAACACGTATGGTATACGTTTACCTGTGTAGAAGACTCCGAACAGGAGCTTCGTAACTGGAGCAACGATTACCTCCCGGGTTTACCACCCGAGATTAGTGCATCTGTTGCTATGAGACAGGGACACAGACTAGATACATACCTTAGGTCATTCATTGCGACGGGCGATCCCGCCTATAGTGAGAAGGTGGCCATGAAGGATAGTATCCGAGTCCTCGAAGCGCGTATCGCTTCCGAAAAGCGTACAAGGACGAGGCTCGACACTTACCGGCAGACGAATGCTATCGCTGAAGAGATTCAGCGGGCACACGCCGATACCGATGCGTG